AGGTGCGTGATATAAGAAACTTTTACAATTCGTATTTTTGTCGCATTCTAAACTACATTCACCTTCATTTTTAGTTCGCATATGTAATAAATCATTTCCGGCTAAATCTGTATATGGATATCTTTTATATACATTACCATTTTCGTTTTTAATTGCGTCTGTATTAATATCCTTTCCGTATATTTGCATTCCATTTGTTAATTTTTTATTAGTGGTAAATAATTCATCTCTCAATGTACATTGATTATTATTAATAGCAAAAGCACGACAACTAGGGAATTCATTACACTTCTCAGAACATTCTGTGGCTGATACATCGCTATATGTATGGCTAACATTTGAACCAATACCGTGTGAATATCCAGTATTATCTAGATGTGAATTATTGTAGTCTACATTTTTTTCTAGTGGTGTATAACCTGTAATAGATTTAAGCTTATCTGGGATAAATCCAACTTTAGTCATACCATCAAAATTTTTGGGGTATAATGGCATTTGAGTATTAAGGGAAGTAGTAACATAAATATTTCTATCATTAGTTATTGGATTGGTCATACAACTATTGGCTTTGTGTCCTGTATTAACATTATTATCACAAAAATTTCTAGAACCATCACCATCAGAACCTCGACACCCTTGCATACAACCACCCTCACCTCTGTTATACGTACCTTCTACTAAATTACAGGCTAATTGATATGGTTTTCCAGGTTCGAAAGTTAAACAATCTTTATACATTATGTTCTGAACTTCTGCTCCTGGAATATATAATTTAGTTGCGTTATATACCCATAGAGTATCACCATTTTGTAAATATTCATCCCAATTGCTACTATTTCTATTTGAAATTGTGTATGATAGATTGTCAATTGTAGTAACAATTAAATTCTTATCATTTCTTTGAATATTGCTAACAATCTTGGCAACCCCATTACTTTCCAAATCAGTTGCTGTAGTAAAACCTTCAATCGTTTGCTTTTTATCATTACGTTTCCAAAAATAGTAAATCATACATACTACAAGTGCGATTACTACAATTTCTAGTATGATAATTTGTTTTTGCGTTAATGTTATATTCATCATTTGTATTTTTTGACTTATTCTTATTAACGAATATATATTACTAATTACTTATATTATAGAAAAATAACAAAGATAAAAATATTAACTAATAACATTAATTACTTTATAACCAATAATATTAAATTTACAGTAAGGACATTGTTTCTTTGGTAATTGTGTTATACAATTAACACATAATATTGCATGATTACAATCAAATAAACACATTTTGATATTTTCGTTATCCTTACCATTATAACAGGCAATACAATATCTATTTATATAGATTTCCCCGTGTATATTGGTAGTTCCTTTGTTGAAATATTGTAGAAATTGTTGTCTAATGTCGTATTGTAGATAATCTAAATATGTATTATTTATTTCGTCACGATAATGCTGGTCTGCTCCCATTTCAATTAATTTTTTAAGTAAGAATACTTTTTCATATACATCAAAATTTTTATATAATGAAATTATCATTAAAGAACTACATTTTAGTTCTATTGGAGTATCAATGCTAATACCTTTTTCTAATAAATATTTTATAAGACTAATATTCAAATTGAATGGGTTTATTAATTTTGTTTTTTTGTTTAATATTAGAAATACATTCACTAGAGTGGGTGGTAATTCAGCATTATAATTGATTAAATTTTGGATTGATATTAACGCACCATCTGGGTATTTGCGACATAACATTAATATTGGAGATGAAGCATAATATGTAGTATCCATTTTATCTAGAAATGTAGTTATCTTGATATTTGGATTTGCTCCATTTTTCAATAAATAATGAATTGCTACGTTTAGTTTTTGTCCTGAAGCCCATTTTGCTGATAACATCAAAAATGTATTGCCATATTTATCTGTTTTATTAATGGTTTCTTGTGTGATAATTGTTTTTATAAATGTAATAACGTGTTGCTTTGTGTAAGATTTACTCTTCAACAAGGCAACATATTTACTATGTATTCCACCCATATAAAAAATAAATAAGAAATTAGATATTTCTCTAATATAATTTAAGTTGAAAATTATAGTTGAAAATTATAGTTGAAAATTATAGTTGAAAATTATAGTTGAAAATTATAGTTAAAAAATATCAATTGGATTTAAGCACTGCATTTACAGCCACTTCCCATAGGGTGTAGTAGGTCAAGTAGAACAATGAGACCTACTAGATGAAGTAGAGATGGCATAGGTTTGCAGAAGGTAACAACCTTACATAGGACTTCGTCCCAAAGGTATTTTCCTAGGAAGAGAACTAGGCAAATGTAGATGACAACGGCGATAAGAGTTGCGGTGGTCATTTGTTTGGCATTAGAAAAGTGTTCTCCGTTCTTCTGTCCGAAGAAGTTTTCGATAGCGTTAGCAGCAGCTTGACAAAGTGGCATATTGATTAGTTTGTTATATAAGTTATTATCTTCTGATTAGAAAAAAATATTATAAAAATATTATAAAAATATTATAAAAATATTTTATTTATAAGAATAATGGTAATAAAATGTTTTAACAATATATTATTTAATATCACGTTCAATTGGCGTTTTATATGGATAATCTATAAATTTAAATAATTCCGCTTCTGTGTTGAAAGGAATTATTTCACCAGTAGAATTTTTCTTTAATCCATATTCGCTTAAAGTATATCCTTTCTTTATACAATGATTTCTCATCATTACATTAAATTTCCAACTACCTGTAAAATAGATTAATGCTGAAGCAAAACAATTCATTGGAACAAATCGTATATCAATTCTACGAGCATATGGAGAATTTTTTAACGCACATAATCCCATATACTTTGTTTTACCATTTAATGTCAAATGGTCTTTTAGAAAACCAATCTTTGTAAGTATCATTGTTAAATGTGATAGAGGATTTTCGTTTCCAAATTTTATATAATCCGAACTTTTTATATATTTTTTATGTACTAGAAGCGTATCAATATCACCAGATGTATTATTACCACGTCTAAAAGAACCACATACTGTAATATCCATATCTGGATACAAATGTTTAATCGCATTTTTAATTAAAGTTTCCATTTGTATTACTTCATTCCTTGGAATACGTTCTTCAATATCCCTGAAATATTTAATTCCTAGAATTTGTTCGTGGTTTAATTCTTTTAGAAACGATGTATTTTGTAATGCTTGGTCCATAGTTATCTTTTGTTCATGATGTAATCTAGTAATATCATCAGTATTAGAAATACTATCTAACTTTGAATTTATATCTAGTATATCATTACAATTAATAGACTTCCATTCTTTCTGTAATTTATCTAATGTAATACCCTTTTCATAATATTTTATTGCTGTTTTCTCACCAATTCCATTAATTCTTTGTAAATCAAATATAATTAAGTCCTTTCCCCCAGTTGGACGTTCATCACTACGTGTTTTCTTTTTCTTATATTTGGGAACATCTTCTGTATTATTTGTTTTTTCTGTATTATTTGTTTTTTCTATATTATTTTTCTTTAATGTTATAATAAGACTTCTTACTTTTTGTATATCAGTAATTTCACCTAAATTCAAAAACTCCAACATTCTCTTTTTCAATTTATCAGGAATATCTAGGTTATTAATATCATTGTCAGTTTCTAATTTTATATTCTTATTTTCGAATTTAGATAGGATTTTCAACCATTTTTCATAATTTTTAACTCTGAAAGATACAACACTAGCATCATTATTTTTCCCACATTTATTAAGAATATCTATTTGATTTTTTCTTAAATTTATAAGAGTTTCTAAATCTGTTGTGAATTCCTTGATATTCATTTTTAAAAATATAATATTCTATAATTTTTTATTTTATATTATATAATTTTTATAAACTAATTTATTCAATTTTATAAACTAATTTATTTTATAAATTTTATATTATATAATTTAATCAGTAATAATAAAGACAATCTCCAAAGTAATCATCTCTTTATACTAGAACCAAAAATTCATAAAATATAATATGAAAAATCTAAATGGACTATTCGATTTTGAGTTAAATAGTGATAATTTGCTATTAATAGGTTTAATTATAATAATATATGTTATGTTAATGTGCTATTTAACAAAAGATACTTTTGAAAAACTAACAGATAGCAAAGATGATACAGGAAGACTAGCCCTACAACGGGATAGTCTTCTAAATATGGATACTATCAAATATGATATGACTAGAAGCGAAACAAATTATACACCTAGTATTCTTAAATTTAAAGACTATTATGATATGATAGTAAGTCCATTATAATAAATCTCTATTGTTGGATATTTATTGTTGTGGTTGAACTTTTTTAATTGGTGGATTAATTGAAAGTATTTTCTTGATATAAGTATAGTATAATAGTGCTCCTCCAACTATTAAGAATAAAAAGGATGCTGCGAATCCACCTGATATAGCACACCCTAACAAGAACATTGGTATTCCTATATATTTCACAATAAATGGTAATATTTTAACATAGAAATAATACAATGCGATACCAATCCATTCTATTATTTTAATTATTACTCTAGCAATAACTTCTGCTACGATTTGAAATGCCATTTTATATTTTATTATTTTTTACTAATTTTTAACAAAAGTGTCCTTATTAACCTTATAATCTCATTAGAAAATAGAAAAATAATAAAAAATTTATGTATTATGAATTATGAATTATATATTATGAATTAGCAAATTAAACGCAAGTAGGTTCCCAGTCAGGTTGTCTGCATCCAAATGTACGCTTACTCATATCAGCACTATATTCAGAATTCTTTCCATCAAATGGAAACTTACCTGGGTTTCCTCCCTTCTGTTTCTTACTAGATTTTTTTAATGTCTTTCTAGTACTAGACATCTTCTTAGACATCTTAGACATCTTAGACTTCTTAGACTTCTTAGAATTCATCTTTCTACTACCACCCTTCTTACCACCAGTCTGATTACATCTAGACGCAGAAATCTTATGGTCTATAATAACTGGTGGAGCACAATCGTTATATGAAACCACAGCAGAATTACCAGCAATCATATCCCCTTGGTCAAAGCCATAACCACCACCGCATTGACTACAAACTTTTGTATTTGACATATTATTAATTAGTTATTAGTTTAATTTTAAGCAAGATTATATTTTGATTTGATAAATATAGTAATAGTATTAACAGTATCAAATAAAATGTGCCAAATTGTGGAATATATTTGGACTGATATAGATAGAAACCTACGTAGTAAGACTAGGATTGTTTATAATTATAATTATATGGCAAAATGGAATTATGATGGTAGTAGCACAGGACAAGCAAATACTGAAAATTCTGAAGTAATCCTAGTTCCAACTTGTGTATTCTCTAGTATTACTAATAAAAACAAATATTATGTGATTTGTAGTATAGAAGATGTGAATGGCAAACAACTTAATGATGTATTGGCTGCTACTAAATTATTTAAAGAATATGATAAATACGCACCAATGTTTGGACTAGAACAGGAGTTTTTTATGATTGATACTAAAACTAATATGCCGTTGGGTATGAAGAAAGATGATTTACAGGGGAAATACTATTGTGGTGTAGGTGCTAATAATGCTTATGGAAGAGAGTATTTAAATGAAGTTCGGGATATGTGCTTGGATTATGGTATTAAACTAACTGGTATGAATTATGAAGTAGCACCAGGACAGGCTGAATTCCAGGTATGTGATGTAGGTATTAATGCTTGTCATGGATTAACTATGTTGCGTTATTTTATGCATCTAGTTGGTGAAAAATACGGAATCGCAATTGATTATAGCCCTAAACCATATGCGGAATTCAATGGTACTGGTTGTCATATTAATTTTAGTACTAGTGAAATGCGTAATATTGATTTGAATAGTAATAAGTCTGAGTATAGTAATGTAATTAAGCCAATGTTTGATAGATTACGTGAGACAAAAGATGAGTTCATTGAGAATTTTTATGGATATGGTAATAAAGCTAGATTGACTGGTAGTCATGAAACAGGTTCATATAAGGATTTTACAGTTCAGGAGGGAGGACGCGGTGGTAGTATTCGTGTATCACCTGGTGTAAATTATTTTGAAGATAGGAGACCAGCGGGTAATATTGACCCTTACATAGCCTGTGCTAAAATGTTTTCGACTTGTATTGGAGTAGTATAATTATAGTAAAATTTCTTTTTAGAAAATATCTGCTTAACAAAAATATAAAAAAAAAATAGTATAAAATAATAAAGTTAATTACTTTCAATACTATCTATAAAGTTATTTATGGGTTTTTCATTTTTACCTATTAATTTATAATCTCTAAATTTTATTGATATATTTTTTTCTTTTGAAAGTTTTATTAATTTATCTATAATTTTTTGGTCGTAATCTTTTTTTTTACCTTTCATCATTATTAAAATACAATATTTGTCTAATGGTATTTTTTGATTAAAAAGAATTTCGTGCGAATGCATAAATTCAATATTACCTCCCAAATTTTTTTGTTTCATAGTTTTATTTATGACATTTTTTAATTTGTTTAAATTTGGATTTTTAGTGAGGTTTCCATCTCCATAAATAATCGTATTTTTATTTGTTTTACCGTTTTCAAATTTATCACTAAATCCACCTATATGAGTAGCATAAAAAGGATAATCTTTTAATAACTGTTTATCTAATACGATAGCACAAGTTCCCCAATGAACTATTTGATTTTCTTGATTTAAAATATTTTTATATATAAGTTGTGTAAATATTTGATTGGAAGGTTTATTTTCTAAAACTGTAATATCTTTTTTTTTTGGGTTATTATCAATATACCCATCTTTTAAAATTTTAATGATATTTTTTATTTGAGTTCCGTGTATAATGTATTCTTTCATTTTTATTATTAGATTATATATTTACACACTCATATATATATATAAATATAACCCAATTAAATTTTTTTATATTTATTTTAATAGAAGATTATATTCCAAATTACAAAAAAAATTATAATTATAATATTACAAAACAATACAATATTTCTATTAATATATTATCTATATATTTGGAATAATGATACCATATTTTAAATAACATTATTTGTGCGTTGCTCTGGACATTCCTTGCATCTTAGTAGGAAATAATATACAATACCTAGAACTATACCACAGACTATCATACCTAATAAAAACATTAATGCTAGCATTAGACCTGACTTACTTAATCTTTCGAAACTTTCTACTAGAAACATATTTGTTTTATTATTTCCTGGAAATTTATTTACATGAATAACAGCTTTTGCCATTTTATATCTTTTTTTTTTGGGTTATTATAATATACCCATCTTTTAAAATTTTAATGATATTTTTTATTTGAGTTCCGTGTATAATGTATTCTTTCATTCTTATTATTAGATTATATATTTACACACTCATATATATATATAAATATAACCCAATTAAATTTTTTTATAGCATAAATCTTATTTAGTTGTCTGCAACTAATACATTTAATTGTAAAAAAATTTGTTTGTTTTTATTCAAATTATATTTTTGTATTTTACTATTTTTTGTATTTTAACTATCAGCAATAGCAAGAACCCGAAATATATTTGGGTTTTGACCTGGCAAATCATCAAAGAAACGCTGATTAATACGATTGCCATTACATCGACAACCCTGTGCTACATACTGGCTACCACACTTAATACAGAATGATGTACTACAATAACTACAAATAACAGCATTACACCCACCTTCTTTCTGAATAATACGATTACACACAAAATTAGGACACAGATTTAGTCTATTTTCAGCCTTTTCCTGTTCAAATAGGATATCTTCTTTAGGGGGACCTTCAGTATCTATTAAGTAATCATATCCCCATCTAACTAGAATTCGTATGCGTTCTGGTATAGATAAAGTTAGAATATCCTTATCCATTGATGTTCGCATCTCTAGTAATTCTTGAAAAAGTTTATCACGCAATCCTTCTTTGGCATTACTAGCCATATTGTTAGTAAGAGTGTATAATGTTTCATTCATTTTACATATTATATCAATCCGTAGTATCCTGCGTAAATAAGGTCTAAGATGTACAACAAAATCAGGTGAAATTTTAATATCAGGTATTTGATTATCGTGAGTTTCTCCACACGGACATTCTATTGTCATATTTGGGTGGAACTCCTCAATTTTATATGATAAATTCTTGTTAATACAAGGGATACATACTCGTCGGCATACACCGTAATAATTATATTTAATTACACATAGTTCGCCACATACAACACAAATATCTATAGAATGATAATTTATAAAATATACCAAATTATCATTATAATTAAATAAAATAGTAGGTATTATTATACATTTTTCGACATAGTTAATTATATGTTTATTAGAGGCTGGTAATATAGTAAAATTAGTTTGACGTTTATTAATATATTTCTTTATTTCATCAAAATCTTCTGTAATATAATTATCATTAATACCGTATGAACCGCAATAACCGAGCGTATAAAGCTTTGGTTTTCTTTCTTTATCATTTACAGATGTAATATATTTATAATGTTGAACATTGTATTGTCTTATTATATCACCAATTTTAGTTTTTTTTTGTGTTATAACATTTTCATATACATATAATACTTTAAACATATATCTTTTCTTAATATGGTCTATTCCATCGTATATTACAAGAGTATATTGTCTTTTATTTTTTTGTTGTTTTATAACATATTGTTTTAAAAGGGTATCTATTTGACTAGTAATACTAGGCATTTGTTCGTCAGTATAGTTTAATTCATATCCATATTCATTCTGATTTATATATAAATATTGTGTTTTTATGATAAAATTGTGATTTAAACATTCTTCAATAAGGTTGTCAATCTGGTTGCTTATAAATGACTTATCAACCCACACTTTTGATAATGGACTATAGAATTGGCGAATATTCTTTTTTTTACGTTCTTTGATACCATCGCTAAAAGTAATTATTAAGTCATAATGTCTGACTGATATAGAGCATTTACCACCCATATGTGTTGGTATCTCAGACTCTAACCATAACACAATTTTATTAATACATTGGCTTAACCAATTGCCATTGTATCTTACACCACCTAGTGATATATGTGCTGTTTTAAGAAGGTTGATTACTCGAATTGAATGACCTAAAGTATTCTTCGTATTCTTCGTATTCTTCGTATTCTTCGTATTCTTCCTCATCTTTGAAAACTCCTAGAATTTCACACACATCTAACGTGTAAATAAATAAAATTAAACTTGTTAAAAATAATAAATCAATTTTTTAATTATTTTATTAGTAAAAAATGGTAAAATTAACATAATACAAAAAGAAAAATTGATTTATTATTTTGAATAAATTTTATTTTATCAAGAATTATGGAGGCTGACGTTTGGCTAAAAATAATATTTTATATTTAGGGTGCTTTTAGCACCCATTTGGGCATATGCCCGTATTTCATTACCAGTGGATAATGTTTTGGAATTTGTAGCTGATACACTGCTACTGTTATTGTACCTTTAGCAGCTACAAACTTAGTATCAATGATTTCAGAATGTGATTTATTCTAGGATAGATTATATGAAGTTTTCGTTGTTCTAACAGCAACAAATCCAGAAAATATCATAACTTGTAGTGAAATATTTTATTTTTTTTAAGATTTATTTATTGATAAAATATATAAATATATAAATATATATAATAATCTATAGTAAAATTGAATTAAAGTGTATTTTGATGGGGATTTATTATTGTTTTGTTAGTAGTTTATGATTAAAAAATCTAAATGGCTGATAAAATAGAAAAAAATAATATTTCTATTTCAAATATAGATTGTAAAACTGGTTTGAATTTAGATAAATTAGACACATTTCTTAAAGAATTATGTAAAACAGAGTTTCAAAACAAAATAATACAAGAACCGTTTAAAGATAAAATTATTGATTTTAATAAAAAACAAATAAAATCGGTAAATATCAAATTAAAAAAAGATAACAAACTAGAGAAAACAACAATCAGGTTTAAATTGAACGAAGAATTTAGGAAATTAACAGGATTGCTAACATACAAAGCACTAGATAAGATTTTTCAAATTTTTTGCGATGAACTTAAAAATAGAGGTATATTTACTAACTATTTCAAAGTAATAAGTATTCATTTTAGAAGAGAGAAAAAGCAAGGATATGTATTCCTTTTAACAGTATTGAGTGAAACTAATAAAAGTAAAACACAATTTAGGACATCTAGTAATAATAATAATAATAATAATAATCAAGATTTGGTTTCTAAATGTAAATTACAAGAATATTTTGATAGTAAATTTTATAAACTTGTTATAAAAAACAAAGACCATTTTGTAATACAGGAATTTAATTTCGACAATGAAAAAAATGATTTGTTTTATAATAATGTATTGATGAATGGATATATTGATAACATATATTCATATTCTAAATATATATTGAATAAATATAAAATTAAAAAATATCCTTATACATATCCTTTTCAAATATTGAGATACAATAATGAATATATCATATTATATTGTAGAAATATTGAGAATGATGAATGCAAAAATATATTTATTAATGATATAATTATTTATAATAAAAAGAAAGAATATTTAAACAAATATATAATAGAACTAGATACTCTAGTAAAAAATGCTGACATATATAACAATGCTTTCTTAAAATCATATAGAATGCCTTATAAACCGATGAAATGCTGGTTTTATATAGAGAATTCTATGTATTTTGTAGAAGATATTAATGATGATGTAATATCAGAACTAAATAAAAATTCTAGTGAAAATGATACTAAGTATATAGAACTCTATTATATGGGTAATAATAAATATAATGAATATATTGATAATGATACTGTATTTGAGGTTACCAATCAAAAATATGATTGTAAATATAGTGAAATAGATTTTATTAGTTTTTGTAATTTGTATAAAATTAATGAATGTCAGGTATGTTTTGAAAACTTCTATAGAAAAAAAATTTTAAAAAATAAGAATAAAAGTCAAAATTGTCATCATAAAATTTGTCCTAGTTGTTTAAACCATTTTGTTATTTCAAAACTAGAGGAATATACATCTCTAAATAAACCACCCAATTATGTTGTTCAATGTCCTATCACAGATTGTGATAAAAAGTTAATACTCTTTAAAAATCACACACTAACTATCATAAATAGGTATTACAAATTTTTAAGTCAAAATACTATTAAAGAATTAAAAGAATTGGCAAATGATATTTTTAATATTAGTGAAAATAGTTCTAATTATATGACTAGAGAAATGGCAGAAAAAGAGTTGGAAACAATTTTATTTGAAGATAAAGATAAATCTCTACACGGTAAATTAAATATTTGCCCTAATCGCAAATGTAATACTATAATACATAAAACAACTGGTTGTATGGCAGTCATTTGTACTGAATGTGGAACTAAACTGTGTATTGTGTGTGGAGAATTTGATATTCTTAAAGGTGTTTGTAATTGTAAAAAAAAAGCAATTACTTCTGTCTATTTTGAACAAAGACAAGAAGTAAAAGATGAAAATATGATAAGGCTTTGCTAAACTAGTGTAATCCTAATTCAATCAAATTTCAATCTTATTTGAAATTTTTACAACTATAATTTTATTTTTTTATATTTTTTTGTTATTTTTATTGTTATGCTTTTTTATAGTTATAATAATTTATAAAAAAAATATAAAAAAATATAAAAAAAAGAAAGAGATAAATGTAATTTCAATATATAACGCTATGACATCTCAATGTACAGCTAGTTGCAAAACCATATAACTGGTCTCAATTGAAATTACTCCTAAGATAGGTAATATTTATTGTGACATAAAGCTAGATTATGTGTCATTAAAGTTATAAAAATCAACAAATTCAATTTTAGCACCTTAAGTTAAAATCTTCAATATAAAGTATAAAAATGGCAAAAATGGCAAATATGGCAAAAATGGCAAATATGAAAAATATTAATATCGCAATATTTGGTAGTACAAATGGAACTAGTATAACTAGACTATTAGAAGAATATGCGAATAATAATTTAATTGGCTTACAAATACCATTTATATTTAGTAATAGGAAAAATAGTGGTATATTAGAAAAAGCATCTAAATATAATATAAAGGGTATTTATATACCATATGATACGAATATAACTAGGAATGAATATGATGAGCAATTGGCTAAATTATTAGTCGACAATAAAGTGGATTATGTATTATTAGTTGGATATATGAAGATTATTACAGATGTTTTATTAGACAAATGGGAAAATAAATTAGTTAATATTCACCCTAGTTTATTACCAGCATTTGCTAATATGATGAATAAGAGCGTTCATAAAGCAGTCTTAGATAGAGGTTGTAAGATAACAGGGGCTACTCTAATGTATGTTGATGAATCGGTAGATGGTGGTCCGATTATAGACCAAAGAGTGGTTCAAGTTGAATGTGATGACACTGTTGATACTTTGAAGGAAAAAGTCCAATCACTAGAGGGAGAAATGTTATTAGATTTTGTCAAAAATTTAATTATTTAGTATAATTTTATTATAATTTTATTCAAAAAAATCTAATTTTCAATTTAACTAATATTTTAATATTTTTACTATGAGTTGGTAGATAATTATTCTATATTATAAAAAAATTTTGTTTTGTATAATTTGTTTTGTATAATTTGTTAATTGTATAATTTGTTAATTGTATAATTTTATAAATAAAAAATCACAATGGATAAATATGATTATGATGAGGTAAGGATTGGTATGCTAGGCAATGTAGATGCTGGTAAATCAACTATTATAGGGGTATTAACAAATGGTATATTAGATGATGGACGTGGTTCTGCTAGAAAGAATATTATGCGTTATCCACACGAGATAGAATGTGGACAAACATCTAGTGTAGTTCAGCATCATATTAGATGTAGTGATAAATTGGTGACACTAACGGATATGGCTGGTCATGAAAAATATTTTAGAACAACAGTTAACGGCATTAAGAGATGTTTTGTAGAATTCGCTGGTTTAGTAATTGGTGCTAATAAAGGAATTGGGTTAGATAAAATGGAAACTAGTAATGTAAAAGGAAATAGGATTTATGCTAATATGACTAAAGAGCATATTTCTCTTATCAATGCTTTAAATTTACCATCATTTATTGTTATGACAAAGATTGATATGGTAGATAAAGTATTGCTTAAAAATGCGATTGAATCTGTTAAAATACATTATCGTAAATTCAAACAACAACGTAAAGTAATTGTGATACGGACAAAAGAAGATTTAGATATTATAAAGATATATTATGATGCTGGGAATTGGCATATGCCAGTGCCTTTATTCTTAGTATCATCTGTTAGAGGAGATAATATTGATATATTAAATTTATATATTAATGAATTCATAAAGCCTATTAATTCATATGTTAATAAGAGAAATGACCCTGTAAAATTTGTAATTGATGCGAAATATAGAGTAGAAGGAGTAGGACGTGTTGTGTCTGGTATAATAACATCAGGCACAATACAAGCTACTGTTGGTAATAAAAGCCAAGATTTGTATATTGGTCCAGTTAAAGGTAAATTCTATCCAGTTAAAGTGGGAACAATTCATAATAATTATAGGGAATTAGTACCTGTATTAAAAGCAGGACAAACAGGGTGCTTACAACTTAAGTCTAGGAATAAGGATATTAAATTGATAGATAATAATATTATAAAGAAGGGTTGTATTATTACAGAAAGTCCAAATCTAGTTAGTAATTTCAAAGCAGAAGTAAAAATTTTTATATCTCATCATACTACTATAGCACTAAATACCCAGACTGTGATAAATTGCGATGGTATTAGTCAATCCGCAAAGATTAAGAGTATTACAGATATTAATACTTCTATAAAAACAATGAATTCTACAATAGATGAAAATGTATTACGTGGTGGAGACAAAGCAAATGTTGAATTTGAGTTTATACATCACCCAGAGCCATTAGAGAATGGGTCTATGTTTATATTTAGAGAGGGTAGAACTAGGGGTATTGGTAAAGTAATTGAAGTTCAATAAACATAAAACAGCAAAAAAAATTTTAAAAATAACAAAAATTGATTTTTTTTATATTAAATAGTGTATTTTGTGAAATGTTTTCAAAGTATATTACCATCCAAGCACATATTTAAGTGTGCCGTCGATGTGCGTCACCACGTATAACTTCACAAAAACTCATGCATGCGTATCGAAAGGGTTGCCATCTGTTTAGAGGCGGTGGTTTTGTCAATATTTCCTTTTTTTTGTCAGTTTAAATAAATTTAAACAAAAATTGATTTTTTTCGTTATAAACTTACAATTCTTCGAAGTAATATACGTGGTGACATAGTTCATCACGTATTGCATAACAAATGAATACGTCTGACGAACTTTCAAATATATTATATTTATTAGAACTGCTAGGGGGTGACGTTTGTCATCTTCTAGTAGTTCTAATAATATAATATGTTGAATGCAAAATATCGCGATACGCGTGCATGAAACCTGTTTTTTTTTACATTTTTTCCATCAATACTATTTAATTATTTATATAATAATATAGTAAAAATAATAACAATAAATAATAAAATGCAAAAAGAAGGAGCATGTTTAATCTTTGTTGCTTTCACAATCATTGTTTTGTGGGCAATTATGCGTGATAATGTCCAAGAAAAGTTTGACGCAACAGCTACTACTATGCCAAGTGGAACAGCTACTACTATGGCACCCACTACTACTATGGCTAGTGGAACAGCTACTACTATGGCTAGTGGAACAGCTACTACTATGGCACCCACTACTACTATGGCACCCACTACTACTATGGCACCCACTACTACTATGGCAAGTGGAACAGAAACTACTATGGCAAGTGGAACAGCAACTACTATGGCAAGTGGAACAGCAACTACTATGCCACCCACTACTACTATGCCAAGTGGAACATCAACTACTATGGCAAGTGGAACATCAACTACTGAAGCACCTGCTACTTCAACTACTGTAGCACCATCACTATCCCCATCAACAACAATTGCTGAAGCTTTAGGAACTACTACAACAGTTCCTATGGCTACACCAGTATATACACCAACATCAACTAGAGGAACAGATACTACACAACCCCCAAATATTGAAGGAGTAGAGAATTTAAATTTATTAAATAATATCCAACAATACTTATCTGAAATGGGAATAACATCACCTGATACAGGTAATACTAATTATGGTGCTGTAAATACTTCTATGTCAGAGGCAGTAGCACAAATAGCAGGTGCTATAAATTCCCACACATCAACATCTGGTGGAACAAGTGCTGCTAGAGGTTCATTAATTAATCATCATGATCCACAAAATGTAGGTTTTAGTTTTATTAATAAGGATTTTAAAGGAACGCTGAATGTTTTCAGTCCAACATTGGAAAAAGAACTCTAAAGTTCAAAAAAATCAATATATTCTATTAATATTTTTTTTGATAAATCTTTAAAATATATATTAGAATTTTCTAATGGTAAATGTTGTAATGTATTCCACATTATATGTTGGTCTATGTAATTTATACTATCATCTTTATATAAATATTTTAATATATTTTCCCTAATAAAAATAAGCATTTTGTTATAATGAATTTCAGATAGTAAATCTTTCCAAATAGAGGTATTCTGGTTCATTTGATGGAATATGATATAATCTCTTTTAATCAATTGATTATTCATATTTTTATTAAATTTTTCAGCAATACCGAAGTCGCCTAATTTGATTTGAAATCCTGACAAATTAATATCAATATCTTTTTTATTATCAATAGATAATTTATAAATATTTGATGTATTTTTATGAGAAACAAATAAATTCTCCCAACTAATGTCTCCGTGGCATACCTCTAGTACATTATGTGTATAATATATAATGTATAATATCATACAGATAAATTTAATAATATGAATATAATTACCAGTTTTCAAGTAATCAACTAGACTACCACAATTCATATATTCCATTACGTAGAAACCATTTGTTTTTGGGATTGGATAATCATTTAATAATCCTCTAACTGACCTTTCTATCCAAAAATCATATATTGATACATATAATTTTTTATTATGTTGATAACAGTATTTGTGAAATTCATATTCATTTTTCATATCTTCTTGTGTTGTATCATCTTTTGTAGGTGTTTGTTTAATAGCAATATCTCCATATTTTGAATACCTATGACAAAAATTACAAGAATATTTACACCAAACATTATCTCTTTTCAAGTTTATTAAATAAACAATTCCATAATTACCAGTTCCTATTTTTGTCATTGTTTTAGTGTGTTTTAGTATTGTTGAAATTGTCATACTTAGTTAATTTTTAGTATGAAAAAATAAAAAGAATCAG